GGCATCTCTGCATCCTTCATCTTTTTGGATTCAAACGCTATGGTCTTTGTCCCCGAATCCAACTGGCAGCGATACTCCGCATCCAGTGCGCCCTTGAGAGCTGTGCTACCTCTAGACCTATCCTTATCAGCCACACCGGAGTGATGCACCACCAAGACACAACATTTCCAAGGTTGGCGCAAATAGACATCCAAGTGCTGAATAAACGCATTCATGTCTTGGGTTGAGTTCTCATCGCCGCCATGATTTCTGGCTAGGGTATCAATGATGATCAAACTTGGAGTTGTGCCTGCTTGCGCTGACAGCTCCTTGATGCTCTCAGCCACAACTGCCGCCTCTGTTGCATCGTACAACTGCGCTGCCCTATGGCTCTTGTACAGAGGCGCACCATCAAGGGTTTGCCCATTACCCAGCTGCCATGCCTTAAACCGCCTCGCCAACCCGTTATGGCCTTCGCCTGCGATGTAAAACACACTGCCTTGCTTGACATCATGCCCATGCCAAGGCTTGCCAGTTGCCACACAACAAGCTATGTCGATGGAGACAAACGATTTCCCGCCGCCTGGGTCACCGAACACTTGCGCCAAGCTATCACTCTCAATGTAGTCATCCACAATCCAATTGATTTGGCTCAGTTGCAATGAATCTGCCCTGCTGAACTCAAACGCCAACTTGTCACGCATTGGGCCAGCTACGCGCTCGATCTGCTCTTTGACTGCATCCAGACCTTGCAAACAGTGCAGATCGTTGAAGTCTGTTGGTTTGTTGTCCACCATGTCAGACTCCCCAAATGATGGGTAAACAATCTCCCCAAACACCAATGCAGCCGCCGCACGACCCTTCGCAACGCCAGGGTTGCCCTCTGTGAACTGATCATTGTCCGCACCGATGATGATCTTCGAGCCTAAGAACATCTCCTTGGCACTCTTGGCTACCTTGGCTAAGTTCCCACAATCAAACGCCACAAGAACTGTGTAGCCCGTTGCCTCATGGATCGAAGCGCAGGTCGCAAACCCTTCACCAACAAACACTATTTTTCGATTACCCCTCAGTTCATAAAACCCACCCTCAATCTTGCCACCCTTCAAGAACCTTTTGTTGCCATCTGCATCAATGGTTTGATAACTCAGGATTTCCCCTGCTTGGTTGATCACTGGCACAACCAACCTGCCTGCACGATCAATCTTGATCCCATGCGCCCCAACGTGCTTCCTCACAAGGTAGGGATGATCATCACTTGCATCTGCATACGTCCCAACCTCATCCTCTGCACGTTCGGCAGCTACCGCCTGACTCGCCAACCTGTCAGCATCCTTCTTGGCTTTGACCTCTGCCAACCACTTGTCATGCTCAAAGCGCTCAGTAAACGACATGGCCTTGCCTGTGTCTGCTATCCATTTACTCTCAAACACTGGCTCTTTCCAGCACCCTGCAATGCCAACTGGCACTTTGCCACTGGAGTGCAAGATGTACCAACCATCAAGCGCACCCTTCTTGGATGAGACATGAGCCACCCTGTGAATCTCACCATCTGCGATGATCTCTTTGACAAGCAAGCCAGATGCCTCACAGTGCTTCCTAAACCCCTCTTCAGGGTTGATAAGGTCTTGGCTCTCTGTGGCAGCCGCAAAGCCGTTGGGGAATATTGTTGTTAAATTAGTCATTTAATGTTTTCCACTTCTTGTATTCTTTTGCCAATCCATGCCATCACAGGCACAGCCATAGAATTACCCAACGCTTTGTATCGAGGCCCATCAGGGGTTTGCTTCCCCTTGGGCTTGATGTCGGTGTAATTATCAGGGAAGCCCTGGAGACGTTCACATTCAATTGGTGTGAGTCTACGCACGGCCATAGCTTGCATGACTGTGGGTTGGTTGATCGCAGGGTTGCCATCACCACGCTTCAATGTCATTGAAATATCGCCTGTGATTGTGCAGTTATAGAGGTCTGTGCCTACTGGCTGCATAACAGTTGGCCCTGTCCCTGTACCATCTGAACGACGGGTTAAAGGCACAGATACTTCGCCAGTAAATGCGGCATTAAAAATATCAACGCCTATTGGTTGAACGATTGCTGGTGGGTGAGCTCCTGCCGCCAATGGATGGCATGGATCACCTGATTTTGGATTATTGCCATTTTGTGGACTCGTGATTTGAGTTGTATCAAATGGGATTGGTTGCGGAATCAATCGCCCTGTATAGGCATCCTGACCGCTATAACTGCTAGGGTGTGTGTCGGCACATAAAGAACCGACTGTTTCTTGAATAACTGGAATCATTTTTGCTGAATTTTTATTCATTCCATCAGTCCCAGCATCTTTGTAATCTCTAGCTGAAAGTGGGCCAGATAACTCAACGCCACAATCCATAACGACCATTGCCTCGGCTTCTACTCGCTCATTCCCTGTGCGACTGAATGGAGCGCCGTTTGTAACGCAGGGGGCAATTCTTTCCCCCTTTTGTCTGCTCGGCGCAGGATTCCCGCGCAAGCTCTCCCGCTCAAAAAGAACCGCTGCGGCAGGTCGCCAATCTCCAAGATATCCGACAACGAACACACGTTTGCGTCTTTGGGCCACTCCGAAGTATTGAGCGTCAAGCACCCTGTATGCGAACCCATACCCGCAGATTGCCAACCCTCCGAGGAAGCTACCAAAGTCCCGTCCATCAGCGGAGGACAGAACGCCGGGGACATTCTCCCAGACCAACCAACGGGGGCGATGTTGTTTAGCAATGGCAAGATAGGTAAGCATGAGGTTACCACGAGGGTCATCCAATCCTTTTCTGAGTCCTGCGACTGAGAATGATTGGCAGGGAGTTCCTCCAACGAGAACATCGACATTTGATTCAATTTTCCACTCCTTAAATTTTGTCATATCGCCCAAATTAGGCACATTTGGATAATGGTGCTTTAACACCGCACAAGGAAATGGCTCAATCTCAGACAGCCAAGCCGATTCCCAACCAAGGGGATGCCAGGCAACAGAGGCCGCCTCAATGCCAGAACAAACTGAGCCGAACCTCACGTTTGCTCCACCAACTCAGGCCAAATAGACTGCCAACTGGTGCGACAAACCATTTTTCTGCTAATTGCACCATTAGTTATTTTCTCGATTGCGGTGGCTTGTATTGGTTTCATGTTTCTTCTTCCAGTCAAACATTGGTAAATGTATTGCTCATTCAACCCAATTTGGGCAGCTATTTCTTGACGCAATTTAGCATCAATCATTGGATCGTAAGAGGGTAAAAACTCTGTAAAGCGTTGCTCAAAATCTTGCTTGCAAAATTCGTCAATCCATTGACAAACATCAGCAAACACAAGGTTTTCAAACCATTCATTGGCACGCTTGTATGCGCCTGGCACATCATCACATTTGCGGATTAAGCCACATTCAGCCCTGACAACATCGCCATTGCACTCAAAAAAGTGGGATTGAATTAAATAAATTCCAACCACTGAAAGCCTAATTTCATGTTGGGTAATGCGTGACTTAGGGCTAGATGACCGGCCAATTTTGATAACGCCATTAGAAAACAGGCAGGCATAAAGATATTGTTTCAATTGACTGCCTCTTTACCCTCAAGGTAATCACTCAGCGCCTTAACAGTCTCATACATTGGTTCAGTCTCACCCGACATCAATCGGTACACCCTCGCCTCATGGATACCTGCTTTTTCAGCCACTTTCTTGAGGTTGGCATCAACTAACCTCAATCTAATTTCTTCCAAATTCATCATAAAAACCACCTTTTCGTAAAAATATTTGCAAACTGATGGGAATATTAACACAAACCATGCTAAAGTCACACACATGCCAACGAAATAGTTTGTTGGCATCACGCCGAAAGGCCATAACTTAGGAGGTCTTATGACCGATTTCACTTTCTCTCCCTCAGACTTCAACGCTACTGAAATCACAGTAGTCGCCAACACAATTGCTGCCAAGCAATTTTTATCGCAACGTATTGCTGATGGCTGTGTTTCTGTCAATGTTCCAAAATCTAGTGCGCCAGCTTTGGCTGAAGTTTTTGAGACTGAAGGCTTGTCCTATTTTTAATCAAACGGGGCGCAAGCCCCCGAAAGCACAACATGAAACACCACAAACACTACCACTACCCCGAAGTCAAGACCGCAAGGCTCACCGCCCGAGCAGAGGCAGGTCTTGACCTTCTCACAGCCCTTGCCATTGGCATCAGCTTGGCCGCCCTTCTGGTTGCATGGTGGTCGGCATGACACTCAAAGAACTCGAAAAGATGGCGCAACAGACTGCCGCCTTTGGTGTTCATCCAAGTGGTGAATTCATTTACTCGTTTTATACCGAACAACTGCAAGCCCTTGCAAGATTGATAGCAGAGCATGAGCGTGAGGCGTGTGCACAGATGCTAGAAGCTGCTTCAAAAACAGGAAAAATAATAAGTTGTACAAGTGCGGCAAAAACCATCCGAGCAAGGGGACAAGCATGAAATCACTTTGGATACCTATCAAACTTAAACTCACACGATGTGAGATTCTTGGCGTATGTCAGTCCAAGCACAACCCAGCCTGCAACAAACAATGTAGGAGAGCCGCATGAACCCCACGCCTGCCTGCCCTCAAGGAATCATTGAGTTCGCCTGCGAACTCGAAGGTGTCGATCTGGTCTGCCACTTGGAGTACGTCCCAGAAGAACTTGGCTCACTTGACGGCGATGGCTTACCTAATGAGCCTGACTATGGCGAAACTATGGAACTTGTCAGCGCCTACATCAAAGGCACAGACATAGACATTGGTCACTTGCTCTTGCAG